CTGTTGCACTACCAAATAAGAACTTTAATCTTACATTAAGATTTTCTAATTCCTTACCTGTTCTTACAAGACTTGCGGCTGTCTTTGCTAGGCCTAAACCTGCAAAAACACTTCCTGCTAGAGCGGCAATTTGACCAAACGATACGCCAATGTCTTTGGCTTTTTTATCAATGTTGCCAAGACTTCTATTGACTTTACCAAGCGTAGCCTGTGTCTTATCTACGGCGCGGATTTCTATTGTTTGCGTTGCCACCTATAGTCTCCTTACTTTTATCCTGCTGTAGTATGAACCATTCATACCACATTCTTAGTTCCAGGACACTGACAGTTTGTATAACTTCTTCTATACTTTTGTGCAAGGTCTCTGCAACTCTCATTATTAGTTGCAGTTCAGTGTCCTCTTTTAGTTTTTTGCTACTTCCTCATAATCAGAAGTTGCATTGTTTAACTCTGCACAAACTCTTAACAAAGTAGCAGGATCTGCTTCATTCATTAATGTTGTTTTGTCAAACTTACCAAACATTGGTTTTCCTTCTGGATCCAATGCTTTTAAAATTAGACTTTCAACTAATGCTTCAACAGTCTGTCCTTTTTGTTGTAGTGCAATAATTTTGCTTTCAACTGCAAAAGGATATGCACCTTTATAATAGACATCAGTTTTCCATTCTGGAACTGAAATCTTGTTTAGTCCACCTGCCAACTTTTCTTTGAAGTGGCCTGTGATATTGTTCATTACATTACTCATGTATATCTCCTTGTTGATATCTCCCGCATGGTAGGCCCTAATATACCATTTGGTGCTTGTTTTGAATGGCCCTCTTCTAAATGGACAGCGTAGGGAACACGGTTAACAACACGTTTCTGTTTGAAAAGTGTTTCTAGGCGCCAACCGCGTCTTGCTTGTCCCTTATCAATTGGAGTATTTTGTCTTGCGACCTCCAATGTATCTTGTGCCAATCTGGCAATGAAAAGATCTTTTTCTTTTTCAAGTTCTCTCACCACCTCTTTGGTCCCTAGTAACCTAATCTGTATCATTCCAATTACACAGCACCAATTGTAAGTGCGCCGCTTCCTTGGAAGTTTACAGTTGCAGTAACAAGGTCGTCATAAGAAGATGTTCTTGATACACTTGTTACCAATACACTTCCGCTGAATTTTTGACCTGTTGATGCGTCTGGGTAGAATTCTACCGTTAATGCTCCATCATTTGAGGCATCAAATGCGTCAGTTGCAGTTGTATGAGTTGAATCATACACAACCTCCATTGATCCCGTAAATTGATGTAAGCCGCTTTTGTAAGTTCTTGCCGCGTCGCCCATTACTGTGTCTTCAATAACATCTTTCGTGTGCTCCACTGTCCAAGAACGAACTTCTGCTACAGTTGTAAATCCTAATGAATCTTCAGCTGTGATATCTACCTTACCGTTTTCTCCAGTAAATGTTGCCATAGTCTAGTCCTCCTTTGTTGACATTTCGTTGTTTTCTAAAGCATCTGCTTCAGCGATCATTTGATCTAATTCATGGTCACAATTTTCATCATGCACATGAACTTCTTCTTCCGTTGCTTCTTCAACAACATTTGAAGTCACATGGGCATCAGCAGTAATTTTATTCTTACTACCTCTGCGTGGTGACTTTTTTTCTGGTTTAGGTTGATCTAATGTAGTCCAACCCTCTCCAAGAAACCTGTTTACACGGCCTAGTTCAACAGAAACAGTTTGGCCGTTATTGTCTATCATTTGTGTGTATTTTTGAACACCCATTATAGTTCTCCTTTAGTGAATGAATAATGCACTTCAACAATCATGTTAAACTCGCCTAGTGGCGGTGTTCTATCAATAATTTCTATTGATGCAACATGAGTAGTCGCGGCTCTTGCACCAGCTAATTCTCTAGTGCGATCAACATTCAATGCTTCTTCAATTCGTTCAATTAAGTTGTTTCTTTTTTCGTCCACTGTTTGAACAAAGCCTGAGCGTCCATCTGAACGCACAAATCCTCTGATGTTCACTTCAATGATGCCGCGTCTGTATCCACCCATGGCTTGATCTTCACGGGTTTCATTACCTGTAGTTATTAATACGGCAGGGAATTGTGTAATTGCTAATTTGTCTAGATCAAAAGGTTCTCTAGTAACAAATGCTGGTCTAGGTGGATTCATATCACCAAGAACATCAATAATATTTTTTACTGCTAATTCTCTATTGGACATGAACTACTACCTTTTCAGGCGTAGGAAATATGTAGCTTCTTTTTCTGACTCACTAACTGTGCCACTAGAATCCGCATCATACTCTACACCATCTCTTAAAATTAAACTGAATTCACGCTCGTATTCTTCTCTATAGAATTTCATTTTGCGTTCAAACAAATCTTCGTCTGGTTCAAATTTTGCTAATTTGGGGTATATGTGGAAACCAAGTGCATTATAACACGCGGCTCTGGTTAGTTGACTTGCAGTATATAAATCTTCATCAGGTTCAATAGTTCCTGAAGTTAATACGCTAATGTCGTATTGGCCATGTCTATAAGTTGGATACCATTGAATGCGTAAATCTCTAAAAACATCTTGTTGTGCTTTTACAAGTTCACCGTCAAAATCTGGAATACCAAAGTTGGTAATATCAGGCTCGTATGATTCTATATCTGAAATTGTGGCTAATGTTATTGCCATAGAGTCCTTCTCCTTAGAAGTGCTAGAAGTCCTTCTCCTACCACCAAATTATTAATTAACAAATGTATTTAGTAGTTTGGTAGCATTACCACTTAATATTAGGGGATTTTAGAAGTATAAGAGAAAGGGCGACCTAAGCCGCCCCTTCAAAGAATATACCTGTCAAAGGGTATAATTTTGGTTATTAGTTGATTTGTGCATCACCTAATAGTTTAACGCCGTATACGTCGAAGATTTCTTTAACGCCATAAGCCATAGTTCCTACGAACTCAGTAGCTCTTTTAGAAGCGTTTCTTTCTTCTTCAATACGCATATCACGTTTTAGCATATAACCAATTGCATCTCCGCTCATTACTGCGCCTTCAAATGCACCTGAAGATGCACCAGTTACGACAGTTGATTCAAAGATGTCAATACCAGCTAATCTACCTACGAAACCGTCCATAAGTGCAGAGTTTCCTACTTCACTTAAATTATGGCTCATAGTAGCACCAGCGTTAGTTAATTGCTTTTTGATTTGATATGCTTGGTATGGGTGGATTACAGCAACGTATGGTCCAGGAGCTTGGTTAGCTCTTAGAATTGCCGCCGCTTGGAAGAAACTGTCTACAGTTAATTCTGCCGCGCCTGATCCAACAACATTAGTGAAGCCTGAGAATAAAGCCGCTAAGTCTGTGTCTACTTTCTTAGCAAGAGCATCGCCCATTTGACGACCAACAGCCGCCGCGATATCTTCAGCCGCACCTTCACGTGCGATATCAGTTAGTTCTACACCAACTCCAATTTCAGCCGCTGTAATAGTTGCAACGTCTGTTGAGAAAGTTGATGGTGTGCCAATTAGATCAGCATCTTCTGCGATACCTGATGCAGTTAAAGCACCGTAAATTGGAACCTGGGCTACTAAGCCTGGAGTTCCTACCATATTGTAATTACGAACAAGTGGTCTGATCACAGTCTGTTCAGAAAGTGTGTATAAAGCCGCTTGAACGATATTAGCATATAGGTCATTTAACGTAGTTGTAGTTGAAATTGCCATGTTAATATCTCCTTATTGATAGCAAATTAAATGCGTGTCCCTTTTGCTCTCATGATTTTCGCATATTGAGCTCGATGCTCGGGATTCTGCATATTAAGTTTTGTTACATCGTTTTCTACCACAGGAGTTTGCTTGCCTACGCCTTGTCCAGTTCCAGAACCATTTGGTCCTGCCTGCACAAAATGTGGCGATGCACTAAGGAATTCATTTACCAACTGTGATACTTTGATAGGATTACCCTGGTCATCATATCTCACTTGTCCGTTTTGGTCTACGACATCAACTGCACCTGCTTCATTAAGTTTAAGTTGGCTTTTTAACAATGAAACCACTTGCTGTGGATTAACTGCTTTTGCCGCACTTGCCTCATTTAGCAATGCACCGTCAATTTTAATAGAATGCAATTCGTTTTCATACTGTTGAATTTTACCAGTGAATTTCTCCGCTTGTTCTTTCAACAATTTTTCAAACTCACCACGCTTTTCAAGATCTTGTTGGCGTGCTTGTTCTTGCTTTTCTACCAAGTCGTTATACAAGTTAATATCTACATTTGAATATTTCTTTTCAAACTTAGATTTTTCTCTTGCTACCCTTTCTGCCACAATACGATTTACATCTTCTTGTGATAGTAAGTTGTCTTGTTCCTTAGATACCTGTGTATCTGCTACCTGTCTTTCACCTTCTGGTTGAGCTACAGTTTGCTCAGTTTCTTTTACCGCTGTGTTTTCCGCGTCCATAATTACCTCTTTCTAATTGGTTGAGTTATCCCCCTGCTCTATTGCAGTATATCTTTATTTATACATAATGTATAAAAAGCGTCAAAATATGAATGTTATTTCTTCTTTTTGCCGCCGCGTGTTTTCTTTTTCTTTTTACCACCTCTAGTAGCCATCACTGCCCTCCCCTGGCGTTCTGCTTGTTCTTTGGTTGAATAGATTTTGCCCATTGATCCCCAACGATATCCGCCTTTTACTTTTCTAACTGGCATCTTCTATGCCCTCCCAACTTTCATGAACGTGCCAACTAATTTGTTTGTTACGTTCAAGAATCTCTTTGCGTCTTAGACGACATAAATGATACAATTCTAATAAATTTGCTCTAGCTCTTCTGCCAGCTGATCTATTATTCTGACATTCAAACTGTTTAATATTAGTATTGTAATCTACAAGAATTTCCCTAATGCGTTTTTCACTAGGTTCGTCTTCTATAAAATCACGATCAGCAACATACTTACCCAAGGTTACTCTCCTGTTTGTAACAATGCTTCTTTTGCTGTGGTAATATCTGCTTGACTAATTTCAGAATGTTTGTCTAAAATTTGTTGGTCAGTATAACCTTCCATAATCATTTCTTGAATATGTTGTGTTCTGTTTTGTGCAGTTGTTACAGGATGTTCCATTGGTTCTATATCTTCGTATGGCTCTTCTGTAATAATTTCATAGATGCGTTTGTCTATTTCTCTGTTGATTGCTGGATCAGTAATGCCTGCTTCTTTGGCCATTTTTAACATTACCACATCATTTGCTTTGTCTTGTATTGAGAAAGTTCTTGGATATTCAATCATTCCGTCCCATACTTTACCTTGGTATGCACTCCATATACGCCAAATTTGTTCTTCAGCGTGTTCTAAGTTCATTGCAAAATCACTAATTCTAGCATTTAACATTTGGAATTCAGTTTGTAATCCTACACCTGATAAACGTCTACTTTCAATTGAACGTATACCACCAAGTGATGCCATTCTATCAATTGAATCTACTTTGCGTTGAATAGCATTTAAAACGCTTTCAATACTT